TTATGGACTAAGGGTAGATAATGGGTAAATTAGTACAAGTAGCAACAAATACAGTAACAAGTGCAGTAGCTAGTGTTACCTTAACAGGCATAGATAGTGATGATGTGTATATGGTGGCTATAAACAACATTAAAATGGCAGCAGATAAAGTAGTATTTTTTAGATTTACAGAAAGTGGAACACCTAATACAACAACAAATTATGACAGAGCACATAAACTTTTATATTCAGCAAAGGCATTTGCTAATGTAAGTGCTACTAATCAAAATATAGCTTACTTTGATGCAAGTAGATTAGAAAGTGGTGGTGGGCATAATGGAATTATATATATTTATAATGCAAACAACTCTAGTGAATATACTTTTTACACACACGAAATTTCAGCAGAATTAGAAAATGCACAAGGTAGTGGTGTTACAGGAGCACAGGGTGGTGGTGTTTTCACAGTTACAAGTGCAGTTGATGGATTAGAATTTACTTTAGAAAGTGCAACAAATTTTACAAGTGGAACATTTACATTATATAAGGTGTTATAGATGAGTGATAAAAGTAATAAGTATGGATATGTAGGGGTAGATATACCTGCACAAAGTTTTGGATCAAACAAAGGTGTATTCAATCCTGCTGAAATAAATGACTTAGTAGCAAATAATCAATGGACTACTTTTGGACAATTAGAATTAATTGAAACTAAAACTGCAAGTGCAAGTAGTGCAGTAAATTTTGTTGATATAAAAGAGAATATATATAATGTTCATTTTTTAACTTATTCTTTAATACCAAGTGCTGATGATACAGGGGTTATAAGATTTTCAAATAATAATGGTACATCTTGGATAGCTTCAAGTTATCAATATACACAACAGTTTGGAAATAGTGCAGGGGCTTTTTCTAATTTAGACGCTACAAGCATAAATTTTTTAGCAAGATTAGGTAATTCAACAGGTACTGGAACTAATGAATTAACTGCAGGATATTATTATTTTTATAATTTAGGAGATAGTACTAAAAAAAATTTTGCAACAATGCACACAACAGGTACTGATACTTCATCTAATTATCAAATGACTTTTGGAAGTGCAGTTTATTCCGTTGCAGAAATAGTTAATGGTATAAGTTTATTTTGTTATAGTGGAAATACTCTAACAGGAACAGCAAGTTTATATGGAATTCGGTACTCATAATGGCTACTAATTTAGAATTTATAAAATCTGCTAGTGGAACAAATGTTAGTTCATTAACAGTAACAGATTGTTTTAGTGATAAGTATGATGTGTATGATATTACTTTTGATTTTGCAGGAAATTCTGTAACAGGATATATAGAATTTAGACTACTTGATAGCACAGGAACAGAAATATCATCTGCTGAATATGATGTTGCAGGTTTAATGATGAGGTCTTATAACACATATATTGAAAATAGGTCAGTTAATACTACAGGTTACACTATTGGTTATAATCAAGATTTTGGTTTAGGTGGAAAATTAACAATATTTAATCCTTATGACAGTTCAAGTTACACATTTTTATTAAACCAAAATGCAGGTGGAACTACAAGTGCAGGGCAATTAATAGGCTGGAAAGGAATAATGACACATAAAGTTGCAGAAACAATTTCTGGAATAAAATTTTTTGTAAGTGGTGGTGGAAGTTATGACTTTAATTATATTGAAGCAAGTGTATTTGGAGTTAAATAATGGCAGGTAGCTTAATAAAAATAGATGAAGAAATAGTTACATCAGCAGTAGCAAGTGTAACTTTAACAGGTATTGATAGCACTTATGATGTGTATCAATTATTAATAAAAAATGTTATACCTGAAACAGACAATTTAGGAGATTTGAAGTTAAGAGTAACTGAAAGTGGAACACCAAACTCAACTGCTAATTATGATTGGGCTTATAAAGTGTTATGGAATAATGGTGCATTTTTTAATCAACAAAACACTAATCAAGGAGAATTAGATTTATCAGGTGTATTAGGAACAGGGACAGGTGAAAGTCAAATGGCTAATATTTATATTTTCAATGCACCTAATTCATCTGAATATACATTTTTTACAGTAGAACAAATGAACTATGATAAAACACCAGATTTTACAGGTTTCAATGGTGGTGGAGTTTTTACTTCTGCTAGTACAGTAAATGGTGTAAATATTTTTATTGCTAACTCTTGCAATATAGCTAGTGGAAAATTCACTTTGTATGGCTTGAAAAAATGATAATGGTTTAAAGAAGTAAGTATAAGAAATATATAGTAAGATAGGAGAGATATGGCAACATTAGAAGAACTAACGGTTATTGCAACTCAAGAAATTGAAGACGCTAAACCTTTATTCAAACAAGTTAATAATGAGAGATTGGAATTTTCGCAAAGCGATTACGACCAAGCAATTATTGATAAAGCTAATTCTATGTGGAACGAACAACAGTTCGGTTATATTCAAGCTAGGCAAGAAGCATACGGAAGTATTGCAGAGCAACTTGATATGATGTATTGGGACGGTGTTAATGGTACAACTGTTTGGGCAGACCACGTAGCGCAAGTTAAAGCTGATAATCCTAAACCAGCATAATAATTGACACAGCTTCAAAAATTACGTGAACTAGCACTTGAACGTGCTAATTTTTGTTGCGAATGGCCAAACTGTAATAATACTAATTACAAATTAGAAATGGCACACATTCTAGGTATTGGTATGGGTGGTCGCAATAAAAAAGAAAAGTTTGACTTAAATAACGTTGTTATGTTATGTAAATTGCACCACGATATTTATGATGGCAGGACCATATCACTAGCAAAAAAAGAATACAGAGAATTACTTAAAGAATATCTTAACTTAAAATATAATATCTAAATACCTTAAAATTGTCATATCTAGGTTATACTATTGGTATATCAATTGGACATTTGAAAGGAGTTAGAAATGGAATTTGACGAGTTCATTCAAAACAAACAAATAAAAATAAAAAAACAAAGAAAATATGAATTACGTTATCCTGAAAACACTGCATTAATAATACAGTTATTAAAAGAGTGTTTAACTAAAGAAGATACCCACGATAATATAAATTATAGTTATTTAAGTATTGCTGAATATTTATATTACGAAAAAAAACAACAACAAGTTAGTTTAGAGGGTTTACGAAAGATAGTTGCACGAATTGCAGTAGAAAATGAATTGGAGTTAAGATAACAATGGGGAAATCATACGAAGAATTTTTAGCAATTAAAAGTTCTAGAAATGCAAATAAAAAGAAAAAAGAAGTTAAACACCCACCAAAGTTTACACCAGGTGTTTCTTATAGTGAAGAAACAAAATCAGGTGAAATTGTATCTAGTCCACAAAAAACAAATAATGTTGATTGGAAAGAACAATTAAAAAGTTATTTTGGTGAAGACGCTAATAAATATTCTGTAGTTCCTGGTACTGCTGAAATCAGATTTTGGGATAGTAATATTGGTAATGGTTCTATAGAACGTTTATATTATTTTAAGGCAAAAATAGTTGCAGATAAATTGTTTATGCCTGATAGTGATTTTAAATTATTATTAAAAGAAGCAAAGCGTAAAAAACCATTAGAAAAACCAAAAGAAGTACAAGGCAAAACTTTTGTAATAGCTTTATCAGATTGGCAAATTGGTAAAAAGGGAACAAAAAAAACTGTAGAACATTTTACAAGTGCAATACCTAAAATAAAGCAGCATATTAAATACTTAAAAAAAATGCAACAGATTGACCAAGTGTTATTTGCAGGTTTAGGTGATATTGTAGAGGGTTGTACAGGCTTCTATGATATGCAAGAGTTTGAAGTAGAACTAGATTTTAGACAACAGCAAAAAGTTGCTAGACGTATGGCATATATGGCTATAAAAGAAATAGCACCTATGTTTGAAAAATCTATTGTTTGTTTTATAGCTGGAAATCACGGCGAAAGACGCAAAGGTTCTAAAGCATTTACATCTTTTGGTGATAATAGAGATGTACAGTTAGCTGAAGAATTACAAGAAATATTTAAAGAAGCACCTGCATATAAAGATAGGATTGATTTCATTATTCCTAATAATGAATTATCGCAAACATTTGATATATCAGATGTAACCATTGTATTGGCCCACGGCCACCAAATGTATGGAAATGGGAATGCACAAGCTAAAGCAAAAACTTGGTTAGCTAATCAATCACTTGCTAGAAATGAAATAGCAGACGCAGATATATTGCTTATGGGTCATTATCATTTCTTTAGTTCTTATGAAACATCTGATAGATTAATAATTCAAGCACCTACACTTGACCAAGGCAGTGAATGGTTTGAAAATACTAAAGGTGATAGAAGTAACCCTGGTATTTTAACATTTGTTGTTGGTGGACAAGAAAAATGGAATAATATAAACGTTATTAGATAAAACTATATCTTCAATAACAATTGAATAAATACTCATAGTAAAATATCCCTATAAGCTATAAGGGAAGATTTGAGAAGAAAACCTATGGGTATAAAACCAAGAGATTTTTGGAATGCAAAAAAACCAAAAAAAGCATTTTCTAAACCAGGTGAAATAAAAGGTTTAGTGGTACATTGGTCTGCCTATCCAAAAGCAAATTCTGTAGAAGATGAGAAAAAACAATTACTACAAATTCAAGATTTACACCAAAATACAAGAAAATGGAATGATATTGCTTATAGTTTCGCAGTAGGGGATAGTGGCAACCTTTATGAATGCAGGGGGTTTGAAAATCGTTCAGCTTCACAAGGTGGTAATTCAAGAGAAGAAACAAATTACAATAATAAACATTATTTAAGTGTTGTATGGCTTGGTGGTTCAAATGCAGATGATTATCCAAGTGAAGCTGCTATTAATTCAGTTAAATGGTTATGGCGTGAAGTAGGTGGTGAATTAAGACCTCATAATTCATTTAAAAAAACATCTTGTCCTGGTAAAGCGTGGGAAAAACTAGTTGAGGGTAGATTAACTATATTTAAAGAAGAAGATATTAAAAATATTGGAACAAATAAAGATATGTATAATTGGAAATTTGGTGATAAAGGTAATGATGTTAAATTAATACAAAATTTATTAAATAGTTCTATGAAATCAAATTTAATTGTTGATGGCATTTATGGTAAGAAAACACAAGAAGCTGTTATAGCATTTCAGAAAAAACATTTAACAGATATTGTTACAGTCAATGGTCAAATTAATCCTATAACATACTTAAAACTTTTAGAAATAGAATATATAAAATTAACTAAAGGAAATTATGAAAAAGACTAACGCAAAAGAATATTGGAAATTTATTGCAATTAAAGCAGCAAGAACATTTATACAGTCTTTTATTGGTATTTTAGTTGCTGCTGGTACAGATATAATTGCAGTTGACGTATGGACGAATGCTTCTTTATCAGGATTTGTTGCAGCATTAGCAGCAATCCAAAATGGTTTAGAACAATATCAACCAAAAAATACATATCAATAATATTTTTAGATTGTGACATACGAGTTTTGTCATATATAATTTAATTTGTATGGATTATATAATTGGGTTTTTAATAGGTTATTTTTTAAAAGAAACTGGTTTATTTATTAAAAGAATAAGTGACTGGGATTTATCTCATAGAGATTGGGATAAAGAATGGGAATTTATTTCTAAGGACGACCTACCATAATGTCTAACTCATCTGAAAAATACACTAATGGATTTACACAGAAGGAGTTAAACGCTATGGTATTAGAAAAGTTAGACAAGCTAGATGAAAAGCTAGACACCAAATTAGATAAAGCAGATTTCAATAAAGTATTAGGATTAATGGCAACAGTAGCATTTGTTATTGCTGCGTTTATAATGTAGTTATGTGCAAGATATGTGTAACAGAAGATGAAACAATTATCCAGATATGTAATTGCGTTGATGGTGACATTAATTGTCATTGCGACTAGTTTTGTAAATACTATAAGTTTATTTTTAGTACGTAGAGAACACATAAAAAATAAATAGAAACAAAAACAAAAGGTGGGCGAACCCACCTTTTTTTATCTTTTCATTAAATTGGAGTGAAATGATTTAGATACTACATATAGTACCACAATATATAGTATATGCGTCAAATTTTTTTATTTTTTTTGTCACATAATTATTTTTTTTGTTATATAATTCTTGTATAAGAAAAAAGGAGTGAAAATGAATACAATAGTAGATTGCAAAAACTGTAATCAAGAAATTATAAAAGACCCTTACGAATATTACACTGACCCTCGTAGGTTTAACAGTGATATGTGTAATGGTTGTTATGAAAAAGGAGTGAAATAATGTTTATATTATTTTTAGTGTTAACAACAATTGGTTTATTTACTTTATTGTTTGGTATAACACATTTAAGTCTAGTAATAGAAGATAAATTATTAAGTCGTGCAAATAATAAACAATTTAATTTTGAAAAACGTTTATTAAATGGCGAAGTTCTACATAAAGATAATATATTTTAATGAGAGCTAAACCAATAACTTTTAGATTTGACTGCGACAATTGCAATAAAGAATTGCAAGTTACACATTTAAGATGGCACAGCTTAGAGTGTAAATTTTGTCATAGTGAAATTTTAAATTACGAAATAAAGTTGAAGACGGAAAGAAGAGGTAAATAGTATGTCAGATACAAGTAAAAATATAGCAAAATCAGTAGCACTAAAAGCTGCTATTGATTTAACAAAAGACGAATTTTCTGTAGAGGGTGATTTGTCTGCACAAGTAGAAAAAATAATAACAGTTAGTGATAAATTTTATGACTATTTGTTAGATGGCAACATAGAAGCTGTAAGTGCAGTTTTTGATGTTGAAGAAAAACCATATTATAATGCAAAACCAGGTGACGTTGTAAGAGTAAATCCAAGTAAATATGAACCTAAATGCCCTAAATGTGGTGGTAAAGTCTATGACAATAGAGATACTGCACAAGGTAAACAACCATTATGGAAATGTGGCAATAAAGGTAACTGCGATAATGGCAAAGGTTATCCTTGGGCTAGTTGGGACGAAAACGAATTTGCAAATGATGAACTTGCATTTATTAGCAAACAATCATTCGTAAATACTACAGGTGAAGAAGACCCTGTTTTTTAAATAAGTTGAAATAAGTAGGGTTGTTGCTAAAATGACCCTACTTAAAATATAGGAGTAAAATGAACGAATTAGATACATTAAAATTAAGTAAAGAAGAATTTATTTATTGGGCTAACTGGATAAATATAAGATGGCCTAATGTAAAAACAGACCCAAACACAATAAAGAGTTTATACACGGATTTTTCTATATACCCTGATGATATTTTAGGTAAAGCTGCTGTAGAACAACTTGATGAGGGTAGTGAATTTTTTAGTTGGTCAAAATTAAGAAAACGCTGTAAAGAATTATATAACGATTATTTAATTGAACAAATTAATGAAACAAAAGATAAACAAAAAATAGAAGAGCTTAAAAAAGATAGACCAGGAACTCTAAAAGCATATTTAAAATCACAAGGTTGGAAGAACTTAGAAGAAGCTGTATTTTACACATCAGTAAGACTTTATAGACAAAATAAATTATATGAACCTGGTATGAGAGCTTTTAAAAAATATAAAGATATGAGTTTTATTGAAGCTAAAGAACAAGGTTGGAAATTAGGCTTAGATATAGGAATGGAGTAAAGATGGAAGAAAATTATGTAAAAAAACAAGTATATTTTGCACAAGTACCATATTGGGTACACGAAGTCTGTTCAATACAAGCAGTAAGTGCCTATATAGCATTGAATAAATTTGCAGATAATAATACAAAGAAATGTTATCCAAGTTATAGAAGATTAGCTGAAACTATGGGTGCTAGTGAAAGAACGGCAATAAGAGCTGTTAAAGAGTTAGAAGATAAAGGTGCAATATTAATTGAAAGAAGACCAAAAGAAGATGGTGATAATGAAACTAATATTTATGAGTTAATTGCAGTAAAAATTAACAATTCAGTACCTACTGACACAGATGTCATAGGGGGTGGTGACACTGGTGACACTAGGGGTACTGACACAGATGACACCAGGACTGGTGACACTGGTGACACCCAAACTATATCCAGTATAACTATATCCAATACAACTATAAGTAAGAAAAATCAAGATTTTTCACCTTATAACAAGTATCAGCAAACACAGTATGTAAATATGCTATTAAAGACATTTAATATACAAAAACCTACTAAAAATAAATGGGGTCAGTTGTATAATTGTGCAAAACAGCTGTATGAAGCAGGTGTAACAGTTGATGAAATACCAACACTTGTAAGAAATGTTGCATTAACCTATGGCGAAAAATACACCACAGTAAATAGCATATTAAATCATACAGAACTCTTAAATGGTGTAAAAGACAAGTCAGCAGATGAAATAAAAGAAATGTTGGGCAATAAAGAGCTACTAGAGTGGGCAAATGAAACTAATTAATGCAGATTGCTTAGAAGCTTTAAAATTATTTAATGATAATAGTATAGATTATGTTTTTACTAGTCCACCTTACAACATCAAAAGAAATAAAAATAATAAATATAATAAGTATAAATATTTTGATGATGGAATAGATAATTATTTAGATTGGTCAATATCTATAATTGATGAATTGCTTAGAGTAACTAAAAATCATATATTTTGGAATATTCAAGCAAATTATTATAACAAAAAAGATGTATTTAAATTATTTGGACATTATGCAGATAAAATACAGCAAAATATAATTTGGCATAAAACTAATGCTGCACCAAGTAGTCAAAAATATTATTTAACAAATGCTGTTGAATATATTATTTGTTTTACTAATCAAAAAAATATTAAAACAAATCAAATATTTTTAAAAAATCATATAGAAACACCTATAAATTCAAAAAGAATTAAAGGTCATAGTGCAATAATGAATATTGAAGTTGCTGATTATATTATTAAAAATTTTACACAAGAAAATGAAATAATTTTAGACCCTTTTATGGGTTCAGGAACAACAGGCATAAGTTGTTTACAAAATAATAGACAATTTATAGGTATTGAATTAGCACAACAATATTTTGAATATGCAAAAGATAGATTAAAAAAAGCACAAAATGATAACTAAATGCCTTGTTACCTGGTACATTGCCATAAATAGCTTTAGTGTTGGTATAACACTATCTATAGAGCAATTAGAGCTATTTAATAAGTGTAATGAATATTTACCTAATGGTTGCATACAATATGTTGATGAATTAATAGAAAATTTTGCTATTGAAGATGTAGAAACAATGGTAAAAATTATTTGGTGTGAAAGTAGATTTGAAACTACTGCACATAGATATCAAGATATTACAGGTGATAGTGGTTTAGTCCAGGCAATACCAATGACGTGGGGTTGGGTAGAAAATCAATACGATATACCTAAATGGGATATGTATGACCCAATTTATGAATTTGTACAATTTAATCCTAAACATAATTTAAAATTTGCAAAACACTTACTTTATGATATGAACAGTTATACTAACTTTAATCATTGGAATAGTAGTAAATGGTGTTGGCAAGATACGGATAAATGGTTAGAAATGATAAGGAGTGAAAAATGAAAATACTTAATTTATATGCAGGAATTGGTGGAAATCGTAAATTATGGGGTGATGAGCACGAAATAACGGCTGTAGAATATGATAAAAATATTGCAAAAATATATCAAGATTACTTCCCTAATGATGAAGTTATTGTTGATGACGCACACGAATATCTTAGATTAAATTATGATAAATACGATTTAATTTGGAGTAGTCCACCTTGTCCATCACATTCAAGAATTAGACAAAATGTAGGTGTATTGCATTTAGGATATGAAGCTGTATTCCCTGATATGAAGTTATATCAAGAAATATTATTTTTAAAACATCATTCAGAAATAAAAAAACATAATATTAAAAGATATTGGGTTGTTGAAAACGTAATTCCTTATTATGAACCATTGATACCTGCAAAAAAATTAGGTAGGCATTTATTTTGGTCTAATTTTGATTTAGACGATTATGTAGAAGATAAAAAAGTTATTTTTAAAAAAGGTACGATATCGCAGTATGAACAAGCTTATGAGTATGATTTATCAAAATATTCAAGTATAGATAAAAGAATGTTGCTTAGAAATTGTGTACAACCTAAGTTAGGTAAACATATTTTAAATTCATTAATGAACAATGATTTGTCCTAATTACTTGATATAATAAAAATTAAAAAGGAGTGAATATGGAAAAATATAAAGTAGAAAAACCTAAATTAGAAATAATTAAAAAAGATTGGTCATATAAAAAAACTAGATTATTTGAATTAGAAAATTTAGTTAGAAGATGTGAAGCTTTAGAAGATTATTTAATTGCTGCATTACAGGAAAATAGAAATATTATGTCAACAATTAATAATGAAAGACTAGCTTATATGCCAACATCATTAGAACATAATGATTTAGTACAGGAAAGAATAATTAAATTACCAGGTCTAACAGAAAAAGAACGATTAGATTGGTATAAATGAACAATAAAGAAGCACACGATAAATTTATTTCTGATAAGAAAAAAGGTGATATTGGTGAACAACATATCATTAATAAATTTACTGGAAACAGATTAAAAGCATATCCAAGTCACGAAAAAGGTTTTGATTATAGATATTCAGATATAGCAGTTTATTTTGATGATTATTTTTTAAGTCTTATTGAAGTCAAATCAGAACAACATCAATGGGAAGAAACTGGTAATCATTATCTTGAATATCAATACAAAGGTAAAAAGAGTGGAATAGCAAGTACAGAAGCTAATTGGTGGGCTTTGCTATTATATAAGAAAAACAATGTTGAAAAAGAACTGATAGTACCTGTTAAAAAATTAAAAGAACTTGCCAGGGAATATATAGGAACGGATAGAGATGTTGTTGGTGGTGATAATAAAGATACTAAAGGAATATTATTACCAATAGAAGAAATAGAGAAATTGCATAAAAAATATGGATATAAACGTTAAAACAGCAAATATTGTGTATAGAATAAAGGTATGTGTGATATGAACACTGGATATGAAGAAGTAAAAGCATTAGTAGCTAATGTTATGGGTTTTAATGACTGGCTAAAAGATGTTGAACCAATTGAACCTATGCGTTTAGACCAATATGGACATTGTGGGGGTATGAACTTTAGTATTGATTGGCCTAATACAAAAGAGAAAACAAGAATGTGTATTAGATATAATGACAATGATACTTATGATGTACAATTATTTCAATACCAGGGATATAAACAAACTGGACTACAAATAGAAAAAGAAATATCTAGAGATGGAATGTTAGTATTACTTAGTACTTTATATCAAGAAATTGTTTCATTAAGCAATGAAGTATTACAAGCACACATATTTGAATTATCAAAAGAAACTAAAGAAATACTAAAAGAATTTTAAATTTACTATATACTGTTATTAAGTATAAGAAAATATCTACACACAAATACAATGAACCTACTGTAACAAGTAGGTTTTTTGTTTTAATAATAAACTGCAATTTATAATTTGTTTGCTATTCTTTATTTATGACTTTCAAACAGGAAGCTGCGTGTCAAACTTTACCAATGGAGTTAATGTTCCCAGGTACAACAAAACAATTTACAGATAAACAATATTGGGAAGTTCATAACCTCTGTAAAGAATGCCCAGTAAATTTAGATTGCTTAATATATTCATTAGAAAATGATTTAGAATACGGCATATATGCTTTACCTGAAAGAGTTAGACGTAGAATAAAAGCTAAAGATGTTAATGATTTAAAAAATATATTAAAAGAAACATATAAAACTTTAGATATTATAGAACCTGAATTTAATAAAGATGGTTCATTAAAAAATAAACGCTGCTTAAAATGTAATAGAAAAACTAGGGGCTTCGCAAAAGATAATACTAATTGGGGTGCAAGACTACATTACTGCGTTGCTTGTCATATAGAAATGAAGAATAATAAACAATCAGATAAATTATTAGATAGAGAAAAACCTAGCAAATCAAGACCTGAATTTAATAACTATGGTCATCTTATAAGCAAGATATGTACTAAATGCGAGGTGCGAAAAATAGCTAATGAGTTTAGTAAAAGACCACAAGGTATTGGCGAAAAAACTTCCTGGTGTAAAGCTTGTACTAGAAAAAATCTAGAGAACTGGCAGAAGAAACAAAAGAATAAATGACTAGAAGTTATAGACCCTGTTTAACCTGTAGGCAATTATTTATACCAAGTAAAGGTAATACAAGTCATTGTGAGTTACATAAACCTAAACAAGTATATAAAAAAAATTATAAGAGGGGGATAAAGAGGGGGTATGATGACCCTGAATATAGGCGTAATAGAAACCTTATAAGAAAAGCACAAAGAAATTGCGTGTGGTGTGGAACAGAGGGGAACAATGCTAATAAGCTACAGGTTGACCATATAATTCCAATAAGTAAAGGTGGAAGTCACGATTTGGCAAATTTAAGAGTTTTATGTACAAATTGCCATAAGAAAAGAAGAGGAATAGCACATAGGTAAAATTTGTATAAATATATAGAAATTTGTACATAATTCAAATAAAGTCAATGAATATAAGGGTATGGGGGGACTATTTTTTTTCTGTACGTAAGTGTTGGCCACCCAAACGTAGTTAGACGACTTTTTTTTTGCCCAAATTTATGGTAATTTTTACCAATTACTTTTTTTCTTATGTTATTTAATATCTAAAGCTTGTTAAACAAAACTATAATTTTTGTGTTTTATGTAAGAATTTGATATAGGCATATATTAAGATAGGTATATGGGAAAACGAGGACGATTGCCTAAACAAAAAGACAAACTAGTTGGCCATAGAGATAATTCACTTACTGTAATAGACGGAAAAGGCAGTATTGAAAAACCACTATATAATTCTAAATGGACAACATCTACAAAACGTTATTGGGACGAATATTGGTCATCAGATATATCTTCTGCAACGCAGATGGTTGATTTACCAGCTTTATATCGTTTATTTCAATTTTATGATGAAGTAGAACGTGCAAACAGAACTATTGCTAGACAAGGTAATGCAGGATTATTAAGTACTGGTTCAAAAGGTCAGGCAACAATTAATCCATTAATTATTTTAACAATGAAGCTTGAAGAGAAAATTTTAAAACTAGAACAGGAACTTGGGTTAACACCACTTAGTCGTCAAAGACTTGGAATTGCTTATGGTGAAAATCAAATGGGCTTCCACCAATTACAACAACTTCTACAAGCAGATGAAAAGGAATTGGCAGACCCAAGACTTTTAATGCTTGAAGAAGAATGATTAATAACGAAAGTATAGATATTTTAGAACCTTGCACAATTTGTAATGATTACTGGTATGCTAATGGAAGAGATAGGTGTAATTTATGCAAGGAAAAAAAGTAACTTGGATTTTAGATTGTTGGCAATGTTATAAATTTTTTTATGATGAAGATAATTCAAAATTTATTTGTCCTGAATGTGAAGAAGAGGAATAATGTGTAGCAATTGTAAAGAAGAGAAATATTTAGATGGAAAGACTGGATTATGTTATGACTGTAACAGAGGGCAAATATAGACCATTACCAAATTATTTAACTATTAAAAAAAGTGATATTGATGGTTTAGGATTATTTGCAGTTAAGTTTATAAGAAAAAATACTTGCATTGGAGTAACTCATTTAAGAGATTTTATAAATAAAAAATTATATAGAACACCACTTGGTGGATTTATTAACCACAGTGAAGAACCTAATTGCAAATTAGAAGAAATACATAGATTTAAATATTTAACAACAATTAAAACAATTAAACCAGGTGAAGAGCTGACACTGAAATATACATTGTATGACCCAACAATTTAATTATGAGTGATTTTATTATTTTATTTATATTTATAGGATTGCAATATTTTGCTTGGTGGTTAATTAAGCACGATAAGATATGATTACACTTCCTGAAACAAAAGGTGATAGAGTTGTTAAGTTTATACAAAAAACTGTAGTACACGGCGAGGGCGACTTCTATGGTCAACCATTTTTACTTGATGATTGGCAAAAAGCACTTATCTATGAATTGTATGAATATAATGAAAACGGGGAAAGAAAATATAGAGAAGCTTTAATCGGTCTTCCTAAAGGGAACGGCAAATCTGCTTTAATTGCTGCCATTGGATTATACGAGCTTATCGGTTCAAGTGTTGTATCACCACTTGTTGCTGTAGCTGCTGCAAGTTATGAACAAGCAAACCTAGTTTTTGGAACTATGAAAACTATGTGTGAGGAAAGTCCAATACTTCGTGGAATGGTTGAAACATTTGAAAATGAAATACAAGTTAAAAATGCACCAGGTCGTGCATTTAGAGTTGCTGCAAAAGCAGGTACAGCTGATGGTGGTAGAAATAGTTGCTTTATAGCTGATGAAATCCACGAGTGGAACAATATTAA